ATCTACAGCAACACCCATAGCGTCGTCTACAGACGTTGCTACAGGGTCAATTAGGAAGTTCTGAGGTAGTACAGGCTTTAGCTTGACTTTTACACGGTCAGTAATGTTTACTCCTACTGCTTGTAAGTCTCCACCCATGATAGGTTGTGTAGCAGGAGCCATCTCCTTCATTTCTTCAATTATGATTTCACCAATGCCTGTACCAAAGACTGCTGCGTTAATAAGGCATTCTGCTACTGCTTTACGCACCATGCACTCTTCAAAGTCTTCCGTAAGCTTGTTACGTAGAAACTGTACGTCTTGTTTATTGGTGTCGCCTAGATTATCACTAACGTCGAACCACTTACCACGACCAAACGTAGCCTCTTCTAGTTCCGCTACATTAGACTCAACTGCCTGCTGAAGTGCAGGAGAAATAATACGGGAACGCTCAGACCCACGCTGGCTGTCAGCAGGATCCCATATACCACGCCAGAGTCGGTAATACTCCTCAAAACGCTGTTCATAATTCGACTCATAATAGTCACGCCAATCCTCACATTTGGTAATGACCCAGTCCTCAATTGTTTCTTCAACCAGCAAAGGGTCTGTATCGTATAGTTTACTCATATTAATATCCTGCTACCACGTCTAAGATTTCGTGGTCCTCAATTTCGTAGTCGTAGTCGTACGCTACATTTGCCAGTTGGTCAATATACGCCAAAGCGTCTATCAAGTCGTCATGCGTCAAAGGATCAGGGAATTGGAACAACTGATCTAAAAATCTAGAATTCCATTCACCTTTGTTTAATGTAATGTAGCCGTTTTCGAAACGACCTTGTAGTGCCCACATTACTCTGTCGGTCTTCTTTTTGTTACCGTGGGTAAGTTCTTCTACTCTGAAGAACATACCATATCTTTTCTGCATGTCAACAAGCGGAGACATTACAGCCTGTTTAGCAATACCTCTTTCGATTCCAACCGACACGGGACGGTAATCTCTAACGGCCTGAAATATCTTAGCTGCTGTTTCGTCAAGACTCCATCTACCGTATATGATATTGTCAACATACCAACCATGCTCATTGACCTTAACCACTGCGATGGCTGTGTCGTCAAGCTTGGAGTTCTTAGTCTTTTTCTTGTTGACTTCTTCAAAACCTGCCAAGTCAACTGCAATGTAGTAATCTCCTACTTCCGGCTCATCTTCACTAAACCTAACCCAATCCTCTTTAAACATTTCTGAACCACGGGCTTCAAACGACGCCATAAACTCCTGACGAAACGCATAAGAAGACATAGAGCGTTTAGCAATGTCGATTTCACTGGGGTCCAACAACGGGTTATCATAGCTTGTAAAGTGCCAAGCTTTGTACGTAGGGTCATCATCTAAGTCCGCATATTTGTATAGTTCGTAAAAATGGTTCCTTCCCATGGGTGTGCCTATGAACATTGCACAGCCCTTTTGGTCCGCCAAAGCAGGTCTCAAGATCTGCTCAAACACCTCTGGTTTCATGTCAGCGTATTCGTCCATGACTAGAAACTTGAGGCTGACACCTCGCATTGTCTCTGGTCTGTCGGCACCTTTGAGGCTAATGGTAGCACCGTTGACAAGCTTAATTTGCAGATTATTAATATGGCTACCAGAGATAACAGGGTGTCCCAGTTCCATAAGGGTTTGCCACATGATGTCTCTGGCTTGTCCCTGAGTAGGTGCGACGTAAAATACATGGCCTCTGTCCGCCTGAAGTGCGTTAACTATTAACATCCAAGCTGCTAACCTAGACTTACCCGTACGTCGCCCAGCAGCTACTATTTTAAATCTTGTGTCGTCTGCCCAGACTTCTTGTTGCCAAGGCAGTAGCTCTATATTAAGATCCATTGAAGTTATTAAACACCGGTGATGCTTCTATTAAATCAAACGTAACTACTACTTCTACGTTCCCTGCACTACCACTAGACGCCTTAATTATGTCTCCGGGCTGTAGAACAAACACAGCATTACCATCAATCAACAGGTTTTCCTTTGAGGATATGTTAGTACCGTTGTAGATATACACGTCTGGAGTGGGACTGGGTTTGTCTACAAACAACGTAACGTCATTGGTTGAGTTATGTAGATTAGCTATAAACGCCATGTTCCAGTGAGCAACGTAACCAGCAGGGATTTCTACAATTGTCTGCGTAGAGGTGTCCGTTAGGTTCTTGTTTTTAGTATACAGCATTAGTACAACCAAAGCACTGGAGTAGTACCCCTAGTGTCCACATGTACAAACGTATCAGCAATGCCCACACCAGTAAAACCAAGGTTCAAAGCATTAGCCACAATAGTGTAGCGGTGGGCGGCATTTGTTATTTTTATGTCAGCCGCAATCCCCTGTGCATGTGTTCCCGGCACTTCCTTTTTTCTTTCAATAGGGTGCTGAGTTGGATGACGGTAACCACTCGTCACCTCAAAGGGGAAGCCACACGCACCCCGCAATTGGTCTAACTTCTCTAGAAACTCTTGTTCCATATTGTTAGTACCAGTGACCTGACAATCGAATTCTTCTCTAGTAAAATGCTTAAGAGTCATCTTCTACTACTTCTCCTTCGATTATATCAGGAGTAGACACTTCAGCAGTGCCTACGCCACTAATGTTGATCTGTATAGCGTTTCTACCGTTGTCTTTGACTACGTCCTTTTCAAAGGCACCCACTGGTAGTATACGGTCCATCACAAGTTTCCAAGCAGCAGCTTGATTCTTATGGTCATGGTCCAAAGCAGCATCAAAGATCGTCTCTAGGACCTTACGTGACTTTGGACTAGCCAGCATACGAGCTTTGTACTCGTTAATTATCGCTGCGTCACCCTTTGGTCGGCCTACTACGCCCTTGTTACCGGGCTTTACAGCAGCTACTTCAGACTTCCGGGGTCTGCCACGACCTCTTTTTTTAACAACGTCGGTCATAACATAAATTATCCCTGATTACAACAATAGTATACCATAAGTTTACACGAAAGTCAAGCTATTTTAGAGGTAAAAGCAGTAGAAGTACAAACATGAGTATAATCAACGGCTTACACATGTTTAATTTAGGGGTAATTTTCCTAATTTTACCCTGTTTTGTGTCTAGGTAGCTACTACAAAAGTCTAACACATGTCAACCCCTCCCCCGCCCCAAGTTTCTACGCGGGTTTCAACAAAAGTTGACACAAGGCGCGGCCTATGGTAGCGACCAGAGTTGGCACGAGTATTGCATGGGGCAAGTTGGCATGGGATTTGCATGAGTTGACAAGTGTGTGGGCTTATGTTGGTCCCTCTGGTCACAACCTGAGCTGATAAAGTTGGCACGGGTTTTGCTACGCGAGCTATTTATTACACGCGCACACGCGACTAACATGGAACAACCAACGCAGTCAATAGTCCAAACGTGTGAATATTTACGCTTCACATCTGGGTCGACCTATGGTTTCATACACACATGGCGACGGGGGACAGAAGCCACCCCTAAATGAGAATCATTATCATGACTAAGCAGATCAACTACGGAATGCACGAGCAACTAGAGAACAGCCACCGCACACTATCGGACGCTGTCACCATGTACGCCATCTATTACAGCGACTGGACAGAAACCCTTAACGAGCTGTCGGAGTACTACGCATCGGACGAATGGAAAGACAGCTTTGACCAGCGAAGCGAGAAGCATCTGGAGCTGGTCCGTCGTCGCAACCACACGATCCGTGAGATTCAGGAAATCGGGGCACAGCTCCGGTCCGTCGGTCTAGACGTTGACCTTTGCGAGTGGGCAACTGTAGACGATTACTATATTGACGACGCGGCATAGGAGGTTGACTAATCGTTGGGCATTCCCTAGAGTGTCCAACTGTGAGTCAACACACGAGCCACTGGAGGGCTTAAGACATGCAACTACGACAACTAGGTAGCAACAAGACAGAGGTAGAATTCACCGACGGAACCACTGTGTTCTTCAGTTATGAGACACCAGTAGCACTACAGACGGCAGAGGGTCACTACTTCAAAACAGAGGACTTCTGGAGCGTCACCACGTCGAAACATATCAACCAATGGTTGAAATCCAGAGGTGCGGACTACTGCGACACACTGACACAGGACAGCATAAACGCGAGGGCTACAGTATGATACACACACACGACAGCCTAAGGTCACAGGACGGTGACTTCGAAAACTACCATTACCAGCTAGACGACGGGGAGCAGTACAGGCTCACAGATGGGGAGCTAGGGTGGCTCAAGTTTGTCACTGGACGCTACACAATAGCGGACCACATACGAGAAAACCTAGTCGACGGTGTGTACACGGTAGACATAGATGGTATGAGCGAGGCGCTAGACGACGACGGGATGCATCCAAAAGCCATTTGTCTATCAGATGACACGGTATTGCAATCAATATTTTTCTACAGCGCAAGCGAGGTGACAGCATGGGACTAGGACGCTACACAATCTGGTACAACCACGAGGACCACGTTTGGGACATCTACGACAGCCGGAAGGGCTTCATGTACCCTGAGTACACCATCAACAACTACAGCGGGCTCATGGGCAAACTACGGGACCGCTTTGGATTCCTAGACACTGACAAGAACCACCGGAGGTTTTGGCGTGTGATGCGATGGTGGGGCCGACTACGACACGGGAGGCGCTAGACATGAAACACACGTACCAAGTTATTATGACCAAGGTATATGAGGTTAAAGTAGAAGCAGAGTCCAGAGAACAAGCGGAGGAGATATTCGACAACTTTGGAGACTGGGAAGAACTACTGAGGGTCCACACGCTGGACATAGAGCCTGCGGACTACCTCACACTACGAGAGGAGGACTAGAGA